CCGGGAAGAGGCAATGTTAATATTTGCCTCTAATTACAACGAACCTAATTCAAATTAAGGTTCGATTCGGCTGCAGATTGCCACCTGTAGCCGAACCCACAAATACTGTGGGTTTCGCCAAGCCCATACTCCCAATGCGGAGTCGAGCGAAGCTTTAAGCGGTATTCACACACATCAACTCTAGGTGTGATCCTACCGGACCTAAGGGTACCTGCCAATGCAGCCATTAGAAGCGCTTCTGGGTTGTTAAACCAGTCGCGTAATCGAGGTGGCTTGGCCTCAACGTCTTTCACAGAGAAGCTCCGAGTGCGAATGGTTAGGCAGCGGTAACAAGCCGCTCCTGTAAACCTATCGGTTCGAGACTTCGCAAAGCGGAATGGCACTTTTACACCTGAATCATCTGACTCATGAAACGGAACCCGCAAAAAGCGCTGGTCCCGCAACAAAAATCTGATGGTTTCAGGAAGTGGCACCCCATGCTCTGCACTCCAGACGTTTAGTCTATTGATGGCAGAATACCTGTCGCTTGGTGTCATGAGGGACTGTAAGTACACCCCTCTAACATTGTGGCCGCCATAGTAATCGGCTCCACACGACTCGCGGAACAAGCCGTCGTTAAACGACTTATCTACGTTAACCTTAAAGCCACACAACATCAAAAGCCGACACACGTGGTCATAAGCCTCGTGTAAGACTATGATGTCATCGCCGAAAACGGCGAGGTTGCCTAAGGAATGTACGCCGGGACGCTCAATTTTTAAAGATCGAGCACGGTATACACCGTAGACTAAGCTAAGGAAAAACAGGGTCTGCAATGGGAACGTAAAAGCATTTCCCATGCTAGACACCATATGCAATTCTACCTCACGGCCATCTGGCAAGATGGTGCTGGGTGTGCGGGCTCGTTCCAACCACCGAACAACAGTGGGAGGGAAGAACTCACGTACCAGAGTGAGGGACATCGAATCAGAGGCACTAGAGAGGTCGATAGTACCAAACCTCCCAGTTTCTGATCCGATCCGAGCTAGGGTCCGGTTCTTGTCAGGCTGAAAAGAGAAGTCGATGCCACTAACTTCCCGCAGCCGCTGTTCAAGGACCTTACCTATCCCCTTCTGAAAGAACATATTACAAAGGGGTTCGGTGCATATGGTTCTGCTTATTTTCCGCGTCTTAGGTACAAAACTAAGGCGACTAGCTTTGATTACAGCGCTTCCACGATTCTGTGATCTCGTAGACTCAACGCGAGACCACATTGCTTCGGACGCTGTAAGGTGCTTGAATTGATCAAGCAGCTCTTGGCTTGACGCAGTCATTACACTGGTCCCGATCTTAGAATAAAAATCATTCGACCGGGTGCCGATGTTGCTGCCAGGACCGACACCGAAACCATCGAAAATCTCCCTTTCTCCTAATATGGGTCCTCGAAAGGAGCCCCTACTAAAATCCGGGAAGAAGAAGTCGTGAATAAATCCACGGGCTTCTCCGATGGCGACGGCATCGATTTCTGTTTGCTGACTGGGATCCCAGCTGAATAGCCTACACGATTCGTTGACCTCTAGGAAGAGGTCCAGAGCTCTTTGATTAGCGTCCGGCTCGAGTTTATCCTGGAATTTCTTCAGGAGACTGTTGCTAAGACACGTCATTGAGAAGTCGTGAGGGGTTTGGCCAGGAAACGGCTGTGAACTGCCGCTCCAGTTAGCAGATGACAAATCAAGACAAAGCATAACGGGTAGAATTTCAGCGTAATCACGCATGCTAATCTCCGTCGAGGAATGAAAGCGAAGGCGGCTTACCGCCTCAGGAATTAAACGATACCTGAGACGGTGGTGTCACCAACGCCAGCCGATTGCTGTGCAATCGCGCCGAACAAGGCGCTCAGCAACCCACGTATGTTGGCAGCGTCAGCTGTGTCGGAACCCGCGGGCACGTCGAGAATCAACGTGGCCTGGGCAACCGCCAACGGCTGACCAGCAAGGACAGTAACACCCTTGCGGCCAATGAACTTATACGTGTTCCTCGGCACGTCCTTGATCAACCCAGTCGTCGGATTCGGCTTCCCGAGCATTTTGTACACGGGAGGCCTGACGAAATTCAGGGTAAAGGGACTGGAGACAGTGTGCGTGGTCACACCAGCCTGCGTTCCGCCGAGAGCAGACACGGCAACTTGCTTCCCTTGAGGGGAAGGCGCCATGTCGGC